GATGAATAACATATATTATTTTGATTACCATGATTTTGAACCGAAATACCATTAGTCGTTGGTGGAAGAGCTTGTATTGGAATATTCATTCTTGTCATCGCGGTAAAAGTCACCGCATCTTCATTTGGATATCCTAATATACGTCCAATACCATATTTATTCATCATTAACGGAGAATAAGGGTCAACCCCTCTTTGTAAAATAAGAACTTTTTGATTTTCATAATCTTCAAAACTTGAAGTTGGTAATGTATAAGTAGCCAATGACAATGGGTTATTTACGGACCTAGGGATAGGTCTATAATTTGGATAAGTAAGAGGAAGATAATTACCCTCAAAACTACTTTGATAAAAAGTAATTAATTTATTTTCAGCATTTAACGTATTCCAAAAACTTGAACCAGTTTGATTATCACCCGGAAATGAATATTGTGGTTCTCCATTAACAATTGTTTTAGTAATAGTAATAGCGGTCAATACCTGATAATATTCAATATCCGATGGATAAATATAATTTTGACAACCCACACCATAAGTTACCGCAGAATACTCCGCGGTACCACCTGTATTTGTTAAATCAATACAATCAACATTTGTAATACCTGTAACTAACGGAAATTCAGGACTAATAATTCCCTCAGGATTAGTAGTACCTGATGTTTGACCTGTAAATAATAAAGTCACTTTAGAACCCGGACAAGTTCTATAAGTCACAGTTCCCGGTTCGGTTATTGAAATAACCATACTACTCACACATTCAGCCGGATATGCGGGAATATCATAAGTAACAACCGTATCGGAAGTTTGAGTAAGAGCATAACGAACATTAGCAGTAAAAGCACTTGTCTTAAGGATACCATTAATACCATTAACAATATAACCTCCCGATGCTGTGGTTGCAGAATATAAATAATTTTTATCTTTAGTTTTTAATGGGTCAACAAATGATAATAATGTACCCGGAGTTAAATCCGTAGTAGATAATACTGTTAATGTATTATCAAAATGACTTCTTGTACCGTTTGTTGCTAATGAAAAAGTAACTTTAATTTTATTTACATTATCAAAAAATTTCTTTCGAGTATTATAAATATTAACCCTTTCACCAGGAGGTATTGTTGTTCCTTGTGATGTATTACCCCCTCCATCAGGAAATGTGTAAACACCCGAATTATTAGTTTTAAAAATTGTTGGATTTTTTGGTTTAACTGACCGACCAGAAATCGCCTCAGCTTGCATATTTGATTCCAACTGAAAATATGAATCATAATCTTCATTATCAGGACCAATACCGGGCCAAGTACGATTTGGTATTGAAAGACTATTAGCCTCTAAACCAGCAGAATATAAACCAGGTTGTGACAATTGAGATATTAACCCAGGAGATGGACTAGATTCTTCCGTTGCATCCTCTCCACCCGGTTCAGTACTTTCTGGAACACACTCACAAGACTGACAATCAGGATAAGTTATCATTGGTAATTTAATTCTACCAAATTTATAACTAGTAATTTGTTTAAACTTAAAAATTAAAAACGCCGCTGCTAAAGTATACAATAAAGCCATTGCAAAAAACCCGGCAATCAAACCCGCAGTTGCACCAAACGCAGCGGTACCGGCAACCGCTCCTCCAAATAACGACCAATAATTAGTTGCGTTTGCCGTAAAATTTACAATAAGATAAGCAACAAGTATAACCGCAAAATTATTCCATAAAAAGGCTAAAAAATGATAAATTATCAAAACAGGTAACCCAATTAATTGTATTACTTGTAATATTATTGAAAATATAAAAAAGAATAAATCAAAATTTCTAAATCCTTCATTAACCGGGAATTTATTAATAGTGGAAGCACATTCATTACTATCAATTTCTTTAATACCAATAAATCTACCTTTAGCACCATTTTTAAATTCATCAATAAAACCTGAGACAGTATAAACTTTATTAAACTCAAACTGATAAAAAGTATCCTCACAATTTATTTTTTGATTTAAAATATTGTTTTTCAACGCTACAGTAGAAAACCCTTCTGTATATCCTGACCAATCAAGTCCAAAATAATATGAACTTTTTTGTCTCTGTTTATTTTGAGCACTAGCGTTTGAACTAGTAGGGTCACCATTATCCGATGACCACCCATATTCTTTGACATTTGGAACTAAGAAATAAGCACGTCTTGTTTGTTCTGACAAACTAGGAGACTGAGACCACTTAACTTTAAATCTATATTTTCCTTTAGTTGGAATACCTACTGCAGGGTCATTTGAAATTACTTTTTCACCAAATTCATTGGTAATAAAATAATCCAAATTCATTGGTAATTCGGTTAACCAAACCCCATTACCATCAATAATATTACCTGACTTTTCTAATTGGAATAGTTCAAGTATTGGATTACCGTCTGCATCATAATTAATTGTTTGTCGTATTGCTAAAATAGACCCGGGACCCGCAGCCAATTCACATAAATTACCCATATCGTCCTTTGGCTTGGCATTTCGTCTAAGTCTCTGTGAATCAGCAGTTGAGTAAATAGACCCCATGAATACCGAAGTTGGTTGTATGTCTATATTGGCATCATCTCTAAGGTCAAAGTCAACACGGTTAACCGCAATTTGGCATATTTCAGGGTCACCCCATAATGGCGCAACCGATAAAGTTCTTGTTAAACTTACAATTTGTGGTAATGACGATAAATCATTTGAGGTTTTAAAACGGTTACCGGCAACTTGACCTTCAGTTGCTAATCCCATTCTAATTAAATCCTGAGGAGTTAAAGAAAATTCCCCAATATCTGATAAGTCAACATCCATTACTAAAGTTTGCGACCCTAATGGAACCCCCATTATCATATAGTCACCACTCTCGTTTGTTTTTGTTGTGTATTTGTAGTATTTGTCGTAAATTTCAACCGCAATTCCATCGGTTAACGCATCATCTCTTGTAGGTAAAGTACCTGTTGCTGCGTGAGCAGAATATGACTTTTCATAAGGTAAAAGATTATACCTAAAACCATCTTCATTTTTATCAGTTGGAGATTTATAAGGGTAGATACTTGATATCAGTGGATTAGATTCATCAACCGATGATATTGGGATAAACACTGATACTCGGGCATTTGGAATACCAAAACCATTATTTGCAGTAACCCTTCCAACAACAACACCGTATTCTGAACAACTTCTACTATAAACGTCAGTTTGTTGTATTTTTAACGATAAGATTTCTAAGAACTCAAAATCTTGGTCTAACTGAACATTAATTGTTTTGTTAATACCTAATTCGGTTCTAATTCTATATGACTGACCCATTCAATTCCTTTAATTTATAAATAGTTTATGTGTGATTTTTCAAATTAACACACACCATATTTAATTATAAACTAGTTAAGCCAGAAATAAACCTGTTAAGAGAAGGTAACTGATTGGAAATTTTTAACAGACACTCTAATATCTTTGTTAGGATATCTAACTTGGTACACTTGGGATGGTTGTGCAAAAATTGTATCATCAACAGTTGCAATTTCTTTAGTTTCAGCATCCGAATATTCCATAGATGTTTCGGCAGATGAATATTGACCTCCAACATTATTATAAACGTTTAATCCCGCAACGGTTAATACACCATTTTGATTCTGAACAATACTTTTTAATTCAGATAAATAAACATTTTGACCTAACTCTCTTGTTTGAGGATTGAAGTAAGTTGAAATTCTGTCAACAACATCCGAAATAACTTGTCCTGAATTTTGAGCAGAATCTAAAACAATCTGAACATCAATACTCAAGTCAATTACTTCAGCCGTTAATATTGAAATATAATCATTCATCATTCTATAGTTTGATAGATAATTTGCAACATTCTGTCTTAAAGTATCCGACACAATACTTGTTAATTTTCCTGATGTATCATAAGATAATAATTGAATTAATATCTTATTATTATTTTCCGTAATTGAAACTTTCGCAGGTGCTCCAAACTCAGCCGGCATATTTCTAATAATTGATTCATAATCTTGAACCGTAACCGCTCTTTTTTGAGCCGAGAAGTTAAACGATACATAGTTTCTAATCTCTTCTAATGACGGTACTCCAGAACCCCCAATAGCTGCAGTCACGTTGTTACATCTTAATGAATTAACCACGGATGAGTTTGTTGTTTCAGATGGTCCGTTTACAAAGAAGTTTACAGTACCAATTTGATTAATAACATTTGTCCCTAAATTTGTTGCCAATCCACCACCAACTCGATATTGAATGAATAGTGTTGAGTTAGGAGTTAACGCAGACCCTAATGAGAAATTGTTTGAATATCTTTGTAAATCAATTGTTGCACCAACTGTTGTAAATTGGTCTAATGAATCTTGAGCGGTATTTGTACCACCACCAAATGTCATTTTTTTAAATCCTTCTGGGGTATATTCCGTTATAAATCTATTAGATGTTTGGATATACTTTCCAACCTTAATACCCGGTTGGTCTGATACTTTTGTTGGGTCTTCGATGAATACTCGGTCTTCCGCAAGTGCGTCAACCTCATACCATTTATTAGATGCCCCTAAAAATTCCGCAGTAGATGGAACATTGGTATATTCGGTACCACTTTTCAGTAATACACTTGTAATACCTAACACATTTTTTTCAGGTAAGAATAATTCAAAGAATGGTTTAACATCATTTGGAGTAATAACTCTTTTGAATACTTTGGTAATACCATTAACAACTAATTCTCTTTTAGTGATTGTATAGTTAATTAAGACATTATTGGCATTGAAGTTAGGTATTTTTAATCTATTAGGGAATCCTTGTGCATTATATGGTGAAGTAAAATCAACATCATAAATGTTTTCAAACACAATACCCGCACCAACTACTTGAGACCCTCTTGTTAACACCCCTAAATATCTTTCATCTTCTTTGTCCCCAAACGCAGGAACCGTTATTGAAAAATCAACCAAAGACACCGATGGTCTTTGTCCCGGTAATTTTAAACCATAAGTTCTTGCGATATTATAGATAGACGACCTTTGTTGAGCATATTGTAAAACGGTCTCTTGAATACTTCTATCTATATGGTAGTGTAAGTTATCCGCAACCGCAGCGTTCAAGTCTAAGAACACAGAGAACACAGAAGCGTCGTTGAAGTCCTGTATTAATTCAGGGTAGTAAGTTCTTACATAGTTTAATAACTCAGTTCTTATTCCCTGATAATCTCTTGTAGTATATGATATATTACGATTTGCCATACAATATTAAATATTAATGATAACGAAATCACTC